TATAATCGTGAAATCGAATTGTACACAAATTTAAATCAAATTGTACATTAAAATACAGTTTAAACATAATTTAAAACAACTTTAAATCATCCTTAGGATTGCTTAAATCATAATTAGCAGTCAATACTTCAATCTTCTTTTTACCAGGCTTACCTGTACCATTAGCAACACTAACAGTTTGTTCTAACTTCTTAACATACCATCCATTACTGTTAGTGTAGTCGCTAAGTATATCACTCGGATAACTACTCATTAGAAACTTACCTTCTACCTTTGAGAGCGTTTTTAAGAGGTCTTCGAAGTCTTCACGACTATACCCATCATAATGCCCACAATCACTATTAAAATACGGTGGATCGCAATAATGAAAAGCATCTTTATAATCCCTTGATCGTATAACTCGTAAAGCATCTGTATTCTCTACCTGTACATTTTGCATACGTATAGATAAGTCAAGTGTAAAATCTTTACGCTTATTAGAGATCTTCTGGCTTGTTGTACCTCGCAGCTTATCATAACCAAATGAGCCATCAAGCATAGAACTAAAGCTTTGTGCTGCTAATACCCAAACAGCCCAAGCTCGCTTTAAGCGGCTAAACATGTGAGGATTGTTATAAATTACAGATGCATCACCATGTAAGGATCTACTATGTAAACTAATCCTCACCATTTTCTCAAGTTCTACAAATTCATTCTGAACGCATTCATAAAAATTGATAAGCTCACGGTTGTAGTCATTGATAACTTCAACCTCACTCTTTGGTTTAGCCCAAAATATAGCACCACCTCCAACGAAGGTTTCAGTATATGTTTGGTGTTTAGGTATTAATGGTATAATGGTGCTAACTAAGTTTTGTTTACCACCATAATAGCTTGTAGGTGTTTTTAAATTCATATATCTTTGTGTTTCTCAGGTAAAAATAAAGGTGCCAATACACCGTAAAAGCAAGGATATTAATCCTCGGCTTGGTGTATTGGCACCTTTATTGTTTGCCGTTTGCCTGAGAAACAACGGCTGCAAAGTCGAGGTATTTATAACGCCTCGTACTGCAATTTTAAAGCATCAAACTCTGCCTGTGTAGTAGTCGTATCTTCACTTAATCTCGCTTGTAAGTCTAGTTCAATAGACAACTGTTTAAGTTGTAACCTCATACTTTCAGATTCAGACAACTCGTTTATAACTTCTCGCTTTGCCTTTGGCTCAGTAATTTTATCTGTTGTTTGACCAACTAAACCACTAGGATCTTCAATATCATCATCTAATCTTACTGTACTGTAACCTGTTGGTAGTAATGCAGCAGGTATATCATCTGAATGAACCCCAATTATCAAATTAGAATCATTTATCTCTGCATATTTTATTTTTGCCATATCGCGATATAATTAATTTTTGAATTAGCTCTATTTTCTCGGTTGTTACATATGACTCTGACAGAATTGGTTAAAACATCGTAATTACACCATAGTATATCATTGTCATCTACATTACCACTGAAGTATATTTCTGCAATGGAAGCTTCAAAAGCTACAAGATTAGCCATAGTATATCCTGTTGGAGGATAAATATCTTTATAGTTCTTGCTATAATCATTCTGAAGCTCTCCACCGTCTCTATTTTCGGTTACAGCACTACCTGAAGTTACCTTTGTTACTCTATATCCAGCATCCCTAAGTAATTTTATAGTTAACGCACGCTCTTCATCTGTACCAGCTTGTATCTCGCTAAGGCTTGCTAACTCAACAACACCACGTCTACTTGCCGTAGCATTTCTTTCATTTAACTTCTTAGGTGTAAGCGCATGTGTGTCATTGGTATTTGTGTTGGCTTCATCTTGGGTTGCTATTTCAACTAAACCTAATTGCTCTTCAGTAGCTTGTGTTAGTAAGGCATTCAGTACTTGTAACGTTCTAACTCTAGTAAGTGTATCAAAAGCAAATGAGGCAACAACATCTGCATCATCTGGGTCACCAAACTCACAATGTCTTTTTTTCCAAATTGGTTGTATCTGATCAAAACTACCTGTTTGCGTATCATCGTATGCTGCAGTTGTAACGATTTCTTTAATTACTACGGTTTCACCTGTAACACTAGATACAAATGGCAAAATCTCATTGCTGTAAATTAACCAACCATCACTTGTTTGGCCATCATCATCTTCAATACCATCAAAAATGACGTTATTCCCAATCGCCTTAACCAAAGCATTTATTTGATCGTGTGAGGCAGATTCTAAGAACTCTAGCAGCTCAATGGCACCTGGTACACCTGTACTCGAAATTATTAATTTATCCATTCTATGATATATGTTTTTGAATAGTGATTGTAACGGTTAATTTCAGACTTAACCTTGACTTCATATTTTTGTAATTCTAATTCCGTGGAGGGCTGATACTCTATAGGTATATGCACTACATAATCTGGACTTTGTGCTTCATTTTCAAAAGCATAATAAAACCCTTTCTGCACATTGCCTTCATTGTACAAGCCAAACTCTTTATTTTCGTTCCAATAATAAAAGCGATTAATATCTGTACGCTGTATATTGGAGATGTATATTCTACGCTCTTCATTATCAAACTTATCATTCAACATTTTCTGAAGCAGTACAATAGAGCTATTATGTGATACAATGTAAAATACCGATTCCTTAAATTTCGTAAAGCGTATATATTGAGTTTTTAACGGTGTAATTAAAGCATTTATAAACGCTAAAGTTTTAGGTTTACGCAAATCTATAGGCAAACACAATTGCACTAATTTTTCGATATCTACATTAAGAAAATTACTCATAGCTCTCTACATATTCAAATTCACTGTTAACTTCATCTAACACAAAATAACCTGAGTCTGGTTGTCTAAAATCTGTAACAACACCAGCAATGTTACTTGTAGAGTTGTAATTAAAGTCTCCAAACTTTGAAGCCACTAATATTTTATGAGGTGAAACCACACCTTCAACCTGCTGTAAAGCATCTGTTAGTGTATTTAGATCTAAACGACCATCAAAATCACTACTGGATAAAAAAGATTTAATAGCGTCTTGCACTGGTGTATCGTTAGTACCATCTAAACGCTTACCTTCATTGTCTAAAATGAGACCGTTATAATAAATTTTGTACTGCACTTTTAAATCATCACCATTACCACTTGTAGCAACTTTATATACACCGGCTGTATCTTTTAAATCTATGTAAGTTTGAAAACCAGACAATTCAGATGGTTCAAACGCTGTTAAAACACCATTTAAAGACTTAGCTACTTTAACACGCAAAGAACCAACGCCATTAAGAACAACACGCTGTATGCTAACCTTACCAACTATTTTAGAAGCGTTTACAGCTTGTATTTCTGTAGATGTTGTAGGTGTATCATAAATACCTGTCTCTGGTAAATTGTAGCCATGCTGATACTGTAATGCCATTTTAGTATACCATAGCTTTGTACCGTAAGTATGCTCTGAGATTAGTGCTGATATTTTGGCATACAAAGCATCTAACAGCTGCTCTTGCACCCACTGACCAAATGCTACTACCCACAAGAATAAACGCCAAATAGAAACCTTACTAGTGCTTGTAAGTTCATTTTGCAACTGTAACTGTTCAGTATCTGTAAGCACCTCTAATGTCTCTAGATCATCAGCTGTACTAACTGCATTAAGCATTTCATTTTGTATTTCATTTATAGTTCTACTCATTTTCTTCGAGTTTTTTAATCTTAATTTTTAGCAATCTCACTAATGACACACAAAAAGGAATTTCAATTTTTGCTCCATTTTCTGCTACACCTAGCAAAATGTAAATGCCTATAAGCAGTACACTAGTATAATGGATGGTTGCTGTAGCATACACAGCCATAGACTGCAAGTATTCTGGGTAAATGTTAGAGTCTTCTACACCAACTTTAAACGTGTTAGTTAGAAAGATTAAAACCATTAAAACAAAGGCTTTAAAAATGCCTCTAAACATCTTTTTACTTTCATAAGGCTGACCTAAATACGATACATTAGCATAGAGACCTAAACCTAAATCAAATATGGAAGCTGCTGTAATAAATACCCATAACATTACTGAAATACCTGTGTATGTTTCAACAAAACCAATAGATCCTCCCATGTATATTGATGCTATTAATATTTTTGGAAAATAAGGTGCAAAAACCCCAAGCAGATCTTGTAAGCTATCAAAACCTGCAGCTTGTAAAATGTAGTTCAACTTATTCATTATGGTTTAGTTTTGGTTTTCTAGATTTTACACGATGGTTGTATCTATTAATTACAAGAACTTTATTAATAGTTAAAGCAACTATATAGTATCCTTTTGGTAAATAGTTTACAGGAATTACCCAATTATATTGGTCCCTATCTGAAAGCTTGTAATTAATATCATTTTCTAAAGCCATGATATGCACAGCTTCTATCTTGTATTTGCCAGTTACTTCTATTTTACCCTCAATTAATTCTAGGTTGTAGCCGTAAGTATCTGCATAGAAGTTGACTTCTATGCTAGAAGGTGTGCTGTCTTTTTGCGCGCTTGCGGTTAGCGATAAAAGGAATAATATTGTAGTTAGTAGGTTTTTCATTTTGTTGGTTTTATTCTGTTAATGCTAAGCCTGCTAAAGCAGCCGCTAACAATACAAACCAAATACCATTAATACTTGGATCTATCCATTCTAAACCATGCCAGACAATTAAAAAAATGTTTAAGCATATTGAAACATGCAGCCAGTCTGCTTGTGTTTTTGGTATTAAGGTTTTAAATGCGCTTAGTTTTACGTCTTTTAGTGCCATATTGTTGTTATTTAAATTAGGAATTTATTGTTAGTGTTTATCCAATTAAAATTAATTGAAGAATCGTCTCTTATTACCATAGCATATTGATCATTAACCATGTCAAGATTGGCTGGCAAATCTAAAGGAGAGTCTTGAGGTACTTCAATAGAATCTTTCAAATACAATGTTTGTAAATCGAGAGATAAAGCATATATAAATACTGTGTTTTCTTTAACAAATTGTACGACTAAGTTATGTCCATTAAACAATATATAAAGCACGTTGTCTCCATCTTCTTTAAGGGTGAAGTTTTGACTATATGTAAAATTATTACTACTATCGATTCTCAAAATATTCCAAGAACCATCACTGTTCCTGTGATTAACGTAATAGTCATCATTTACTTGACACCCCCTACCATAATACCTTTCTTTTGTTTTCTCTAAGTTATTACCTTGTATAGCAAAATTATTATCCTCTAATTCTAATTCTGTGATTGGAGAAGATGTTATATCTTTAGAATAACTACCATCAAGATTAAAAATAATTAAGGGATTACTTTTTTCAAAATAATAGGCACTGCATTTATATATCTGCTCAGTAGGTTCGTATCTATGATTAATTGTAAACCACTCTCTTGTTCTTACTCCGTATTTTTGTGTAAGTGACATATAATGTCTTACATGTGTAGAAGGAAATAGTGTGTTAGTAACATCATGAGCTGTAAATAATAATGTTTCTAAATCTACAGAAATAGACTTATGACCATATAGATTAATATCAGCACCGCGAGTTAATATTTTAACATTCTTATTATTCTGTTCATATAATAAAAGGTATGCTGCGTTCGTATTAATAAGGCCCCTGTAATTGAACCCATCTGAAATGGTATTTGGAGATGAACTCTTATAAACAGCTATAGGGGAATGGTGTGGGTTTACTTGTAATATCCATATAAAATCATCATCATCTAATAATATGATAGGACGTGGATGATCAAAAACATCAGTACTAGTTGTACCTTCATTTACAGAGTTAATTACAATGTTTCTTCCTGCTATTTCAGCAGCATAAACTTTATTATTGTTAACTTCCCAAGGAGTAATACCTGTAGTGAACGTTTTATTATTTTTAAAAACCGAAGTTGGTGAACATTCTGAATATAGTCCTGTCCTTCTTATAATTTCAGGCATTTGAAACTGATTTATAAGATAGGCTGACTTCTTTTTTTGAGCTGCAATTATTTTTGTAATCATAATATAGAAATTCCTAATGATTGTTTATAATATATTTCTGATAATTGATCTGTATCTAACTCCACATCCCAAAAACCTAAATATTGCAATGTTCCATCTAAAGGATCTTGGGTTTCAGTTGTACTCCATCTAGCTCCTATTTTAAGAGGTTGACTTAAATTCTCCATTGCTGTATATGTACCCGAAGAACTTGTAATGAGTGTTAAATAAGAATTATCTACTTTTATTTTAATTCCTGATGGACTTCCTGACCCATCGTAAGTTATACCTAAACCATAGACTGTATCAGCTAAGAATGTGAACCCCGATGATAGTACTTTAATATATGAGCCTTCAGAATAATCGTAAAATAAAACAGCTAAATTTCCACTTTCGAATCTAATTACATATTCCTGATCAGTTGGCGCATCTCTTTTGCAAAAAAGCATATTATCTGATACTGAATTTAACTTTAATAACGTGGTAATTGAAAAAGGAAAATCGTCAACTCCATCGCCAAAACTTAAATCATCAGAATCTGATATTTTTACAAAATTTCCTCCAGAGCCTGTTACTGATAAAGCCTGACCACCAATACCTGTAACATAAGTTATACCTGTACCTATAGGTGCGTGATTTCCTGTCTCATCAATTACGTTACCATTAAATTTTAAATAAGTAATTAAATCACTTAAGTTTAGTGAGCTTTCATAGATGACTAAGGTGATAGCTGATGCATCTACAGTTACATCGCCATTATCCCATATTATATCTATCTCATCATATTCATCACCGTGAGACGTGATATTTAAAACACAGTTACCAGAATTAACTGTGAAACTGTTTAAAGTCGCATTGCCTACGAGAGATACGATCATATTATCACTAAAGCCTTTTCCAGTTACAGTAATGTTTTTGGTTTCTGACACACTAAGAAATGGGCTATAATTAAATGTTTCTACAGCCCCTGAATAACCGTCTTCTATATCTCCAAACACCGAACCTACGAGTATATCCTCATCTAGGTAGTCAAAAATTATTGAGGCTAAATTACCTTTATCTTGTATTCTATGTATGTTGTCATAACTTCTATAGCCCTCTAAACGAACATCTTCACCTCTAGGAAAAGATACACCACCTGATCCACGCCTTTTAAAGTTTATAACATCACCGGGTGCGTAAGTACCTTTATTGACTGTAATCGCTATATCGTCATCAGAATTAACAGGGTATAGGTTGTTTAATCCTTTTTGAGTTCCTGAGATTGTTGTGTCTTCTGTGATTGCAGGCTGAATTGATATTGTGGTTGGGGCTGTACCACCTCCTTCACCATCAGCACCAACAACAGGTAAAAACATATGTAAACTATCTCCCTGAGCAATACTGTTAAACGGCACTTTATAATCGCCTGTAATCTCAATATTGGCTATTACATAGTTTGTGGCTTCGTAGGCGTCAAAGCTTGTGACTTTAGCTATGATATTAGTGTTTCGGGTTTTGTTAACTATTGAGAATTTTACAGGTTCTCCAGCCGTAAACAAGGCAATAGATTTAGCTAAAATATCGCTGTAGTTTTCATCAAAAATGAACGCTCTTATTTCGTTTGGTGAATCTGGTTCTACTAATACTGCTATTTCATCAGTGCTTAATGTTAACCCAATTATAGCACTTCCTTTTACTGATACACGTTTAATGAGGTAATTAAAAGAGGATAATATAACATCAATTTCCTCTTGAGATATAGAATCATAATCTGCAATAGTGCCAGTGGTAGTGCCTAGATAAACAAAATGTGAAATTTCTGGTGTGTCATATCTATAAATTAAACCTTCGGTTTGTGTGCCTTGTGCTGCTATCATTGCAGCTTCGTTGGCATAGTAGGGTTGCTCTACTGTTTTGGTTTCATAAAGCTGCTTTACTTTAGTGCCAAGCTCAGCTATAGAATTATAGCCATCTTCACCATGTTTAGTTCTATTGTCTAGCTCTTTTACAATGGCAGCACCTTCTGGCACTGTATACGTTTCGTTGTTAAAATCTCTAATATCGTTCTGATCCATATCTAATCAAATAATCCGTTAGCAAATAAACCTTCAGCAAATAAGGTGTTGTATATAAAATCTTGTAATGCTGTGGCTGGTCGCAAATCTCTGTTTTTGTAATAGCGTTGTATGTCTGGTGTTTCCGTTTCAAAGTCTGAAACGGTGTAATCTGTTCCTGGTATTAAATTTTGAGTAATACTGTAATCACTTGCAATAGCCAAAGCCATAACACCTTCAAGGTTTCCAAACTCTTGTATGGATAGATCTAATACACTCTGGTTTTGTAATATCATTGCGTTACTCTTTTTAGATTAATTAAATCCTTAATCTCATTGTAATCTTTACCATCTCTCTGCAACTGCAGCTTTACTCTCGTTTTTAATTTACTATCATCAACATTGCTATTGATTAACTGTATAAGGTTAGCACCAATTAAAGGATCGCTTTTCCATTCACCTTGGTTGGCTTTAAGAATTAAACCCACCTCTTGTGTTAAGCTTTCACCTATAGCAAAATCACCATTTACAATCGTTATGTCATCATTTTCGTCTAGTACTATATCAGTTGCCATTACCGTGCTTAATTTTGTCGTTTTTTATATCGCTTAAGTCTGCTCTGGGTAAACTGATAAATTGTGCTACCATCGTTTTTAATGCTGTACCACCATCTTGTGGTGATGGAACCCAACTATTAAACACCTCTTGTATTTTTTGTAAAATCAAAGTGTTTTTATCAATTTGGGTCTTTAACTCTGGTGCTTTTACAATTCCTTCAAAATCTTCACCGTTTAACGTAAGTTTACCATCGTTTAAACAACATTTAAAGCCTGTTTTATCAACCATTTCAAAAGCTTCTATTTCTGTAGCAGAAATTAAAAAGGTTTGCGCTTCGTTATTTAGAATGACACCTATAAGACATTTACTATCTATTGCTGGTTTTACAAATGAGGCTCCCAAACCTAATAACACATCGTAAAACTCTAAATCGTCTAACAAACCTTTTACGGTTGCTGTCTTGGCTTCCCAATCAACCTCAGTAACATAAGCGTAATGCGTTTGTATCTTGGCATTACCTTTCATTAGTGAGTCCATTAAACCACCAAAAGCTTCTATTTCTCTTCCTTTACTTTTCATGCTACTGCACCACCTAAGGTGATTTCTTGTCTTATACTTGCATTTTCAAACCGCTTTTTTACGGCTTCTACATAGTAGGTACCAGAACGGTCTGGGTAAAGCGTACTTTCTAATTCCACTTTTAATCCGTGGGTTACAGATGGAATTCCAAAACTTGTAAAACTGCCATCAAAACCACCACGCTTTTTAAGATCGTAATCCTTTTGCATTAACTTAGTGAGCTCGGCTTTTAACTCAATGTTGTAATACGTTAGGTTATACAGATCACCATCATCATCTCCAATCTCAGCTTCTATTTTAGAACCGTTAGATAATACTGAAGTACCTTTTAGCTTCAGTATTATATCTTCAGCACTTCGGTAATTCAAATCATTGCTTACGGCATTACGTTCTAAATGAAAGTTTACCGTTTCGGCATCCGTATCATCGGCATAATACTTGCCACATACAAGCTGCTTACCTTTCATGTAGCTGTAAAGCTTATAAGGTTCTTTTCTTAATGCATCTAAAACCGCTGCAACATTAGTATTAGGAAATCTAACACCACCAAGGGTTACACCTTCTAAAGCATCTATGTTATAACCAGGAGCAATTTTATTTAGTAAGGTTTCTAAGCTTACATTTCTATAACTGACATTTACCGGTAATTGCTTTAAGTTCCACATTTCATCTTCGCAATGAATCTCTATTGGAATGTTAGCAGATACTTGTTCTACATAACCTGTAAACTCAGTAATGTATTCCTGGTTATAACCAAACTCTATCGTAACAGGTCGGCCACGTTTAAATACATCTTTTACCTTGTTTTTATCAAAGAACTTTACATTTCTAGGCAATCTAATTATGGCTCTATCGGTAAGCAGTTTAAAACTACTTTCTACCTCAATAGAATTAACAACATTAATAACCAGTTCTCGACTATCTTTAAAAGCACCAAACGTTATACGAGCATTCATAGCTAAAGTCATAATACCAGTTCTAAAGGTTGATCACTACTTGCTGTGATTTCAAAAGGAATAACATTATGTCTACCTTGTGGTTGAGTAAAGTTTATTTCTTCAATCGTGATTCTATAGATATCTTTATCTAAAAATAAATCACCTTGCACTTCAATGCTATCAGCTACTTTATTCCAGTCTAATAAAACACTTTGAAGATCATAAGCCTCGTCGCTTGGTGTGTCTAAACACAAACCTCTTATTCTAATTTGCCAGTCATCAAATCCATAGATTTCTTTAACTGTTCCGTTAGCACCTAATACGTTAGTTTTAGTAACATTCTTTGCTTGTCTAAAATCTACAATTGTTGTTGGTGGCAAATCAAAATCACTAAGTTGCTTATTAAACAACTCACCATTTGCATTGTAAAATTGATAAGTACCACCTTTAAAAACCACAGGAAACATGATAGGCGTTCCCATCCAGCTCATTTTCGTTGCCTCTTCAGCTGCTACAATAGGCACCGAAGCGTAGGCAGCTTTACCTACGTTTTGAGTGCCTGTAGTTGGCTTATATGTAATTGGTATAAAACCAAAAGCGGCATTAAATAATTGCGATATATCTGGCTTATAAGTAATCATACACTTAACATGGCATCTCTTAAGCGGTCATTTATTTTGCCAGTGACCATGTCGGCTATTTTATCTATTTTATTTGCTGCAGCATCTGCTATACTAAAGTTGTTGGTGATATTAAGTGTCATGTTTACACTCTTCACCATTCCTTTTGCAGAACCTTGTAAACCACCAGTTTTAGAGCTTCCACCACCATTATTAATATTACCATCTAATGTTGGTGCAATTAGTCCGGGTGTTGTGTTACCTTCTATTTTTTGAGTATCAGTTTCTTCATCTTCTTTTAATTTAAGATATGCAGGAGCTCGTACAAATTCACTTGTAGCTTCTAAGGCTAAATCTGCAGCTTTTTTGTAACCATCTATGATAGATTGCTTACGTGCTTCGGTATCGGCATTAATACCATCAATCATTTTCTGATTTTCGGCACTATCACCAATGCCCATCGATTGCTTAAACTCGTACCATCCTAATTTGATTTTGTTGATCCCCATCATTAAGCCGTTAATCATAAGATTAAAGCTGGCTTTTACACCAGTTACCCATGCCTCAAATAATAGTTTTGCACCATTCCATGTATGCGTCCAAGCTTCTCCCCAACCTTCAACAGAAGTGGTTAGCCATACTATAGCACCAACTAAAGCGGCAACGCCAACAATAACTAATCCAATAGGGTTTGCTGTAAGTGCTGCGTTCCACAACCATTGTGCGGCTGTAGAAACTTTTGTAGCTGCAGTTTGTAACCAAGTAACTTTGGTTAACTGAGATACAATAGGAATCACAGAAGCAATACCAGTAACTACTGGAGACAACTCTACAACACTCGAGGCTATAGAGCCAAACGTATTACTAAAACTGGTTTGTAAATCTGCTAACCAACCTTTAATACCTGCGTTGGCCTGCTCAATAGATGGAATGTTATTAATATCTAAATCAATACTACCTAAACCTTCAATCCAAGCCAACCCAGCGTCTTCGCCTGCGCCTTTAAAAATATCTGCTAAAACCAATTGTTTAGCTTGCGTGGTAGCACCTTCCATAGATTTGCTAATCATTTGCACAGCTTCAAAAGAGGTTTTACCGGCTAAATCTTCAGCAGCTAAACCAATACCCTTTAAAGCATCAATCTGTGGTTGGCCTATTTCTCTAAGTGAGAGATCAGCCTCTTTTATAGAATCTATAGCTTTATCACTAAAAATACCATCAGATCCTGCTTTTGCCATTAAGGCAATAGCTTGAGATTGTGATAAGCCTAATTGATTAATAAAGGTTGGATATTCTTTTAATTGGTCTATAAAGTCGCCATTGATGTTAGCACCTTTTTCAAAGCCAGCCTCTATAAGCGCAAAGTTCTCGGCATAAGAACCACCAATTTGTTTGGTCATGGCATTGGCTGCCTTGGCAATTTCATCTGGAGCTTCTTTAAAAACAGCACCTAATTTGTAGGCTCTTGCTGTAAGATCATCTAAAGCATCACCACTTTCACCAGACATACGTTGTACGTTGGTCCTTAAATCCTCAATCGTTGTTGTAAAAGCCAAACCACTAATGGCTTTGTTGACTAACTCTACGGTTTGGTTGGCAATTACTACAGCTGCACCCCAGTTGGCTTTTAGTTTTGCAGGCTCTGGACCCGTTTCAATTTCTTCAAGCTCATGTTGTACTTCTACAAGTTGTTCCTTGTAACGACGCACTTTAGTTTCGGCTTGCTTTATATCAAAATCTATTTGTGCTTTTAGTAAAGGATCTATGCTATCTCCTAAAGAATCGAGGTGTTTTTTTAAGCCATCTACCTTTTTTTGTTCCTGGGCAATTTCAGAGCCCAAATCATTAAAGCTTTTTATGGCTTGGTTGGCAGCAGCTTTGGCTGTATCGTCCATACCATCTAGCGATGATGTGACTGTTTTAATGGTAGCATCAAAAGACTTAGCGTTTTTATCAACACTTTTCATAGGAGCTGTGACTTTGTCTATCAGCTCTAAAATCCATGATGTCTTTGTATTAGTTGCCATTAATGCTTTTGAATATTTGATTGGTTACTTCAATCAATGATTTTTTTGTTGCTGCCTCAATGACAGCTGAGAGGTTCTTAAACTCAACCGCTTTTACATAGCTATATTCTTGATAGAGTTTAGACCATTCCTCATCACTTAGGTTTTCTGGTTCAATTCTATAATGGCTACGTAAAAGCGCATTGACTTTAGTTATAAATAGGCTGCTGGCCTCTTCATCAACCTCTATCTTGAAGAGGTCTAACGCTTTTTTACCGTACTCTTGGCTTCTGATTTAAGTTTCTGAAGTTGTTCTAACACTTCAACATACACAGAACCATCCTTTTCTAAAGCTTCCATATCACCACCAAGAACACAGTTCTTAATTAATGATTTGTTGGTAAGCTCTACGTTTTTAGAAACGGCATGTTTACCCATAGCTTCTAAAACAGCTCTGTCTGGTTTACGTAGTACGTAATTGTACGTACGGCCATCCACTTCAATCTCTAAGTCTATAAGTAGGTGTTTACCATACTTGGCCTCCCATTGCGAGTTCTGCTCTGGTGTTATGTCTGCAAATTTTGAATAATCGCTCATTAATATCTTAGTTTACGTTCCACTCAATGTGAGACACAATTAATGTATATTCTATACTAATAGTGCCATCTCCATTACTGACATCAACACCATCGTTAGTAAACTCACAATTTCTAATTCTATCTTTTACAATGGAACCATCTGCTTTTTCGTATTGCACGTTAATATCAAAAGGCAATATATCTTGCAATCGACCACCAGTTGCTAATGCAGATTTAATAGCGTCTGCCTCTTCTTTGTATAAGGTAATAGAAGCTGTTGCTTCATAATTCCCTTTAGAACGGCCAACAGGATACATACCTGCACCAGGTACATTTTCTTTAGTTACAGTATCATCATATTTAAGTGCTGTAATGCCTTCAACATCTCTAGATAGCAAGTTTACAGTGATGTCATTCCATCCCTGCATTGTGCCAAATTTGTTAATTATTGTGGTATCTAATGTTGCCATGTTTATAATTTATCGGTTAGTCCTAAATCAACTTCAAACTCAAAGACAATACCGTCTACTACGATTTGTCCTGAAATTAAAAGCGGGTCATCCTCACTTAATGTTTGCTCTGGATTAATGTAAAAATCAAAACCAGAGATTTCATTGTCGGTTATCATTACCTCTAAAGCTTTGTTAAGTCTAGAGTTCCAGTCGGCAATAGTAGAAGATCTAATAAAGCCAGATACAGGATCTTTCTTTACAACACCTCTAACTTTTGGTATTAAAGTTTCACGGATGTAGCGTACGGCTTTATTCCATACACGGTTGTTTTCTATGTACGCAAAATCGTCTGCTTTCTCTACACAAGTAGGCGAGCTGTTAAAGAATACACCACCATAACCGTTAAAACTACCAGCATAGATATAACCCGATTCTGTTAATGATTTTTGGTCTGTTTTAGAGAGCTCACTAAAGGCTCTACCATCAGATAAATTTGAAGATGCCCACGCCGTTGTACCTGCAAGGCTTAGAGGATAGTCTTCACGTCCTTTTGACCCAGAAGGTTTGTTTAAGATATCTACAGAACCAAGGTTCTCATTGACTTGCCTTACACAAACACCACCTAAAACAGTTCCTATATCTGCATACTTAGCATAAGCTGCTGCTTGAGAAGCTACCACAGGATCTTGAGCAATACTTACAGATACATTTGGCGCATCTTTAGCTCTTAAATCTGGGTAATTTGCAATTGGAGTAACGGCTAATGCTTCACCAATACCTTCTAATATAACGGCATCTATATAGCGATGCTCTTCTATAAATGAAGTCACAAATGCTTGTACAGCCTCTACATGATCATCTATATCTGGAACCGTGACATTGTGATGCGCTATAGCAATAACATTAGCATCTGCAACACTTCTTACAGCTGCAATTAAATCTGCAGTTGCAACAATCTCTGTTGGTGTTTGATCTACAGCTACAGGGATTAAGTTTAATTCTCCATCTGGACAAATCTCAAAGAAACGATCTATTGCAGAATGTACCAGTACCTCTTCATTAGCATCATAAGCCGCAGTAATACCTAATGCCTCGGCATCGGTTGTTTGTAGCAAATTGTATGCTGTATGCAAAGCGGCTGTTGTGCCAGTTAATGGCATACCAACAATAAGTATAGACTTATTGTCATCAGTTGAGTTTCTACGACCCAACCCACCATTTAATTTATTTATTGTTACACCTTGAAAACTCATTATTCAGCTGCGTTTAATTCGGTTATACGTGCTTCAAAAGCTGCAATTACGGTTTTACGTTGTTTGCCTTCGTTTTCAATATCTAATTGAATTTGAGCATCTTCAGCTGTTGCTGTTTTAGCCAATTCAATTAACTGATCTGCTGATGCTGGTTTTATTGTTTTTTCTGAAGTAGCTGCACCAAACGTTTCATTTTCAAAAGTGATAACCTTTAATTTATCGCTTGTTTTAGCGTGAAGATCTGCGCGGTTCTGATCTAAGAATGCATTACCATCGTTAGTTACAAATCCTTCTTTTGCATCTGGATAGTCCTTAAATAATTTGTCTGCTTTCTCTTGAAGCTGAGACTTACCTAATATTTTACTCATCGCTCTTGTTTTTAGTGTTGTTTTTATTGGAGAAAAGTCTCCCAAACCATCCCTTCTTTTCTTCAGGCATTGAGATAGTATCCTGTATGTTTGTTTTAACCTCTTTTTGGTTAATTTGGTTGTCTATAATTGGCTTAACATCAATAGTTAATTCGCCTTTACGGTTTTTTATCTTCTTAACATCAACATCAAACTCATTCAGTATTGAAGTGGTTTCTTTGCGTATAGCCTCTACAATGATCTCTTTTTGGTTGTCTAGCATGGCTTTTGCAGTGGTAACACTAACATAATAGCCAATGGCTACACCTGCTATAACACCAACGAGTACAATTAGTAAGTTTTCGGCTGTGTTTTTCCAGTTCATCGTCCTATGTGTTTTGATGGAATTTGTAAACCTCTAAGCCAGTTACCTACATTAAAGCTAGGACAGGCTTTACTAGAAAGCTCATTGTGGCCTACTACTTTTATGTGAGGATGCCTTAATATCATGTATTTTACATACTTTTCTAAGGCTAAATTTTGTGCTGATGTTCTGGTGTCTTTTGGTTGCATTCCTTTATCAGAGCCACCAACATACACCACATGTCTTGCTACACCATTAAATCCAGATGCACCGTTTGAAATTTCCCAATTATCAACTGTATCATCTTGGTTAAAAGCTATGAGGTTTTCTAAAGTGCCATCAATATGTATCATATCGCTATAACCAACCTTAGACCATCCACGTTCTTTTAGGTGCCATTGTTCAATATCTGCTTTGCTCACCTTTCTACCTTCTGGTGTGGCTGTGCAATGAATTACTAAATATTTAAGACCTGACATGTTCTTTAGTATTTAAAAAAAGCCTAAACCTTTGCTTAGGCTTTTTTTATGTATAATTTAATTTATTCTTTATGCTGTTTTACCAGAGATAATTGCTGCACTACCTTCAATACCGTATGCTACGATGATGTGGTGTAGTCTAAAACCAATTGTGTTTTCTCTCATTTCTGGATTGTCCTTTGCAGCTTTAGCGTAACGCTTTACTGTACCTGCAGCTTTTGCTGTAGATCCTTTATGGAACACTACAGAACTTGTACGGCCTGTGGTTGCACTACCATATGCTAACTTCTCTAAAGAGGTATCATCATACTCTGGTGTAGTAGAATCTTCATAGATTTTAAAGCCGTAGTACTTATTGCTTACCACACCATTAGTTTGGTTATGGTATTGCGTGTAGAATTTTCTGTCCTCTTCTAACAAATCACTTACATGATCATCACAAAGAATTAAGATTCTGCCTTTTTTGTTGATGCCCTTTTTGTTCATCTTAGCTTGTAAGGTTCTTAAATCCTTGGTTTGTAGTTTCTTTCTACCTGTACCATCATCTTCACCGGTCGATTCCATTACAAACTGATTTTCAGTTTCATCATTTTCTAATGGTGCTAAGCCCCAAAGACCATACTCCATTGTTTCATCTTCTAAAGTTTCGCGGTGCTGCATTTGCACATCGCTCACTTTTTCGTATGGCAAAGCATAAAGCTCGTCGTCTGTAACGGTGGTATTTTCAGTGTCAAACTTATGTAAGGCAACAATGACATGACTATCATCTCTGTTGTTAGATACAATAGGATAGTTGGTATTGTCAATTAAGACCTTTGGTGCTGCACCTCTTTTTGGAATCTTAATAACATCATTATTTACCCAGTTTTGTTTAGATCTAATTTCTGAAACCCACGTATGCTCGTGACGTAATGCTTTAATCATCTCACGTTCTGCAAGCTCATTCTTAATTGGCAATGCAACAGTTGTTACTGCCATTGATACCGTTTCTCCAGAGGTTGCTCCAAAGGCATGGCCTACGGTTGATACTACAGCAATTATTAATATTGCAAGTACACATTTAAAAAAGTTTTTCATCGGTTTTGTGTTTTGTTTTTTGTTGTTAAATAAGTGGTTATGATAATAGATTTGGGATTTCTTCTTATCGGTAAATTTGTATTTATCTAGCAGCTTCTAATTCTGCATATTTTTCTGGATCATCAGCCAATAAAGCTTCTAATGCTTCAGGATCTTTCTCTAAGTAATCATCAAATGACCAGTTAGCCTGTGCACCAGTTTTATCACCTTTTCCTTTAGGATCTAATTCTTTGCTCAATTTTGGTTTTGCTACCATAGCATCTAATGCAATTTTTGCAGAATCAAAATCAGCTGTTGCCAATTTCTCATAAGCAGCTACTTCTTTAGCAGAAATCTTTTTTGCTTTTAAAGCGGCTTCAACTAATGTTTTTACTTCTGCAGTTGGTTCGTCTTCGTCTTCATCTTCACCTGTTGACGCAGCTGCATCTAATTCACGCTTTTTTAAAGCATCAATTTTCATAGCAGATTTTGCCTCAGCAATCTGTGCATCTGTAGCATCTGCATTTAAGCCCAAATAGGCAATTAACTCTTCTCTGTCCATTATGTTCGTTTTTGTTTTTGTGTTCGGTTTTTGTGTTTTCTTAGCTTCTGGTATCATAGGTGCACCACAAGCGGCAAGTGCATTGACATCAAAATCTGTAAAGGCTTCCACTTCGCCTTCAATGGCATCTACGAAACCTTCAGCAAGTAGTTCGTCGGCATCCATCCAGTAGTCACCATCTTTCCAAAGGGCATCAATTTCATCTTCTGTTTTACCAGTCTTTTTAGCGTAGGCTTTACGGTATTCTTTGGTTACATTTTCACCAAGCTTAAGAGAACTCTTAATTTCTTTTACATTACCAGATGCATTAAGCATTGGCATGTGAATCATTCCTTGGGTGTTCTTTTTAATAGTGGTATGAAATTCAGAGGTAAGTCTTGTAAATGCAGATGCCATAAGGGCGTGTACCTTTATCTTAACATCATCAAATTTTTGAAACAAGGCTAACAGATCATTAGCGGCAAATACAGAACCACCTTCAGAGCTACCTTCTATCTCAGCATTCATTACACCGGCTTTAATAGCATCATCTATTTGTGTTCTTAGCTTACCACCATCTTCAGCAGACCAGGACCAAATGCGACCAATAATTTTAAAATAAGCCGTGCCATTTTCTACTGCTGCAGAAATGCTACCTACTTGTTTATTGTTCTCGCTAAATGCTATAAGTTGTTTGTACGTCACGTTAACCTATTTATTTGGTTTGTTTTGAAAGCACAAAAATGCAAACGATCTAAGGCTAAAAAAAAAGCACATACGGAATCTGTAGGTATTTCCTACAGTTTTAAGTGTTTCATCATACGGATTCAGGATGGCAAATTCTTTTACAAGACTTACTCCATGATATTTGCATAGTAATTCAATAGTAAATATGGCTAAGAAAAGAGAGCGAGCGTCTGGTAAGATTCTTTATGTAGAACAGGCGAAAACGGCAAAAGAGTGTGCGCGTTTGGTTGGAGTGACTGAAAAAACCTTTGGCGATTGGGTAGAGAAATATGGCTGGAAAGCCCTACGAGATGCCAAAGACAATTCTAAGGACCAACGTGTAGACAATATTAAGAATGTTATTGATGGCATTACTGAAGATAGATCTGCAACACGCATCCGTTTAAACGAGCTTAAAGTAGAGTTAAAACAATACCAGACAGAAAAAGATATGGATATGGTGGTTTTAACCAAAGACATGATCTCTGACTTACGTAAAGAACTGGTGGGCTATGATGATGCTATCTCTAAATGGAACAAAACGCTAGAAAACTTTGACAAAGAGCGTACCGTATCACTCTCTAACTATCTGCATGTAATGGATGAGATTTTTAAGGACATGCAATCCTCTCATGCCGATCTGTATTTACAGACCTTAGATTTTCAAGAACAACACATAACTAAAGTATCTATACAATTAGGTTAATATGAATTTTAAAAGATTAGTCAGCCTTATAAAACAGGGCGCACCAAAAGAGCAGTACTATTTAGAATTAGGCTCTTATTTTATTAGAAAAGGTACCGGTTATAAGGTAGGACAACCATTTCAGTTTAGCCAAATAAGCCGAAAAAAGGACGCACCAACGATTTCTAAAAAGCAAATTTTCATAAAAAACTTGTATTTCAATTTTAAAGAAAACAAGATCACTTATAAGTTAACCACTAATCCAGATCTAAACCGCGTTGAACAGGAAGGATAAAATAGCATTAGAACGCTATAGAAAGCGTTTAGAGTTTGCTCGCAGTTCTGGTGAAGTGAATGCCTTTGAAACCAAGGCAGATCAAAAAGCTAGAATTGAACGTGCTAAGAAGGATTATGCGTATATGTGTAAAGAGTACTTTCCGCACTATGCGACTTCAGAGCCTGCTGATTGCCATTTAAAGGCAGCCAAGCAAACCATTAAAAATCCGACTATAAAGAAGTTCGATGAGATGCCTCGTGGTTTTGGTAAGTCTGTAATGGATGATATTCTTATCCCGTTTTGGTTGTGGATTAATGACCAGGCACATTATATGGTTCTTGTAACGGTATCTAAAGACAGAGCTTCAGAACTGCTAGAAGATTTACGCTCAGAGTTTGAGGCTAACCCTAAAATCATTCACGATTTTGGTGAACAAAAGGGTCATGGGCAATGGGAAAAAGGCTTTTTTATTACTGAAGGTGGTTTTGTCGCTAAAGCATTAGGTGCTGGTCAATCTGTCCGTGGACTGCGTGTTAAATCTCGCAGACCAGATTATATAGTAGTCGATGATTTAGAGACTAAAGAACTCATTAAAAATCCACGTAGACAGGATGAATACGTTAAATGGATTGAGCGCGATTTAATACCAACAATGGATGGTGATATACGTCGGTTTGTGTATGCTAACAACCGTTTTGCACCTGTAATGATACAGACCAAACTGCAAGACAAGCACCCAGAATGGATTGTAAATCATATTAAAGCATATGATCCTGTTACCTACAAACCAACATGGCATCAAAAATACCACGATAACTATTACCGTGAGTTAGAAGCTGATATTGGCACACTGGCTTTAGAAGCCGAGTATTTGCAAAACCCACAGGTAGAAGGGTACTATTTTAAACCAGAGCATATCCAATACGGTAAAATGCCAAGGCTTAACCAGTTTAAAATTATCATTGGTACTTGGGATGTTGCTTTCTCTGGTTCTGCTACTGGCGATTTTAATGCTATTGACATTAAAGGCCTTCACGATAAGAACTTTTGGGTGATAGACACCTTTGTAAAGCGTTGCAAAATGGTAACTGCTGTAAGTTACATGTGCGATTTTCAGAAACGATTACCAAAAACCGTTGTGGTGCATTGGCGTTTTGAAGCCCAATTCTGGAATGATGAAGTAGAGCGTGTTATACGTGAAACCGAAAGACAATATGGCATTAAGCTGAATATCCTTAAAATACAAGTGCCTAAGATTAAGAAGATGGACAGGATTTTAACCCTGCATCCTTACTACCAAAATAGCCGGATATTTTACAACGAAAAGCTAAAGAGCCACAACGATACTCAAGTAGGTATTGCACAGCTCTTATCTATTGAGCCAAATTATAAAAGCAATGATGATTACCCAGATGTGCAACAAATGGGTATTGCATTGTTAGAGCCTTATAACACGCAAAATGATAAGCTTAATTACAGACAAGGCAAAATGCGACCTAAAAACGAGCGTATATGATTTATATAAATGCAGAAGATTTAAAAACAGATAGCTACCAACGTTTTATAGACGAAAGCACAAGTGATTTTGAAGGTGTTATAGACAAATGCGAGCTTACAGCAATTGGCATTACTAAAACGCTACTTAAAGGCCGTTATGATGTGGCTTTAATCTTTGATGAAACCGAACCTATACGCGATGAATTCTTAGCAGAAATCATTGTAAAACTTACCATGTATAAAATCATTGGTAGAAACGCAGCACGTAAAGTACCAACGGACTTAAAAACCGATTTTGATTGGGCTATGAGTCAGCTAGAGAAAATAAACGCAGGTAAGGTATCTCTCGATTTGCCATTTCCAACTGATGAAGATGGTAACTCTACACTTAAGCCAATGTTTGGCAACAACACTAACAAAGACTTTTATATCTAATGAAATTACCAAAGCCATTACATAATTTAGTTTCAAAATATGTATTTAACAATACACACGAGAGTACATTGAGAGTTGTAGCAGCAACAAAATCTGGTAACAATTATGCCTCTGGAAAAATCACCAGAGAAGCCGAAACTATGGCTGCAAAAAGTTTAAAGGATTGGAAGCAAGCCATACAATTGGCTACAGATCCTGATGAGCCAAATCGGATGCTTTTAGATAGGCTTTACAAAAATCTAAAGTTAGACAGTCATTTAGTTGCTCTTTTTGAAAACCGTACAGAACCAGTACAAGGTGCACCTTTTCGTTTAGTAGATGAGTCTGGTAACGAGGACGAAGACGCTAAGCAACTTTTAGAAGCCATGTGGTTTATAGATTTTATTGGTATGTGCATGAACTCTAAATGGGAAGGCACAAAGGTTGTAGAGTTATACGAGCTAGACGAAGAGCTTTACCTAAAGGATATTGAAGAAATACCGATGGGTTATGTTATTCCTTCGACTGGAATTATAACTAAAGAGGAAGGTGGTACAGAAGGCTGGAGCTACAAAGAAGGTGTTTTTGCAGACAATTACATACAGATTGGTAAAGATGATTTCTTAGGCTTATTAGCACAATTAGCACCATTGGTATTAGGTAAAAAGTTAGGCTTTGGCTCTTGGCTAGATTATATTGAAAAATACGGAGTACCACCAATATTTGCCATTACAGATAGAGAAGACCAGCAACGTATGGATCAACTCTTTGAAGCACTCTTAAACTTTAAGTCTAACAACTTTATGGTTGGCCGTGGCCAAGAAACCTTTGAAGTCGGTAAAGATGCTGGTGGTGGAAATGTAGATATCTTTGATAAAATCATAGAACGCTACAATTCTGAACTTTCTAAACGTGTTAATGGTGCTACTGGTACCACAGACGAAAAGAGCCATGTTGGTGCTGCACAAGTACATGCCGATATATTGGCTACTAAGCACAAATTAGATAAGTTTTTTGTAAAGGTTATTATCAACGATCAGTTAATTCCGAGGCTCGTTAAATTAAGCCCTGTATATGCACCATTAGAGCGTTTACGTTTTGAATGGGATGATACCGAATCTTTAACCTTAAAAGAACTTTTAGACACCATAAAAGACCTCAGTCAGTATTACGACTTTGATATTAAAGAGCTCGAAAACCGAACAGGCTTACCAATAATTGGTGTAAAGCAAACGGCAGCACCTATTACAGAACCACAACCTGCAGACCCTAAAAAAAAAAGTCTAAAAAAAGTGGTCTAAACAACATAGCTGCACACTATAATACGGAGTGCTGTGGCCATGAAAGTATAGAACTTAACGCTGTAAGCTTAAACGCCTGGAACAAAGTTATAGAGCGTGTGGCAAAAGAGCTGCATTCCGGAAAACTAAAACCAAGTGATTTAGACCAGGAACTTTTAAGCACTACCTACAAAGAACTTAATAAAGGCGTTTCTGAAGGTTATGGTACCAGATTTAACAACTTAGATGCGACCAATACCAAAACCGTACAGCAATTAAAACAAAACATTTACCGTTTTTCTGCTGCTAAAACCTACCAAGAGCTTCAAAAGTTCAACACCTATTTAACCGATAAAGACGGCAAAGAGCGCAGTTTTAACGACTTTAAAAAGTTGGTATTAGAGAAGCATCCAACGTACAACGTCAATTACCTTCAGGCAGAATACCAAACGGCAAAAGCCTCTGCACAAATGGCAGCCAAGTGGCAACAGTTTCAGCGTAACAAAAGCCGTTATCCTAACTTAAGGTATAAAACCGTAGGTGATGAGCACGTAAGAGATGAGCACAGAACCTTAGATGGTTTTACAGCAGCTATTGATGATCCTATTTGGGATAAAATATACCCACCTAACGACTGGAGATGTCGTTGCTATGTACAGCAAACCAATAGCACAGTTTCTAAAGTAACGCCAAAGCTAGACTTTATGAAACCCGACTTTAGCCTTAATGTGGGTAAAACAGGCGTTGTGTTTAACGATAAAACGCATCCATATTACATAATACCAAAGCGTGACGAAAAGAGCGTACAAACCGCTTTTGAAAGTTTTAAACTGCAAGCCAAATACGGTAAAGCTAAGTATGTAAGTAATAGTGGTGGTAAAGTGTTTGTAAGTGATTTTGCTGAAGCTGAAACCTTATACAGCAATTACACGGTTGCAAAGACCTTAGCCGATAAGGGGATGACTTTAAAAATTCAACCTAAGATTGATGCTACCATTTTACCAAAAGACACTAAAAGCACCTATCTCATTGGTAAGAAATCTGCAGAACGTGTAACACGTTTTAAACTCGATTTTATAGAGACGTTTACTACTGCAGAAAAGCAAGGTGTGTCTGTGGTTATTATTGATTTAATTGATAATAAAACCAAAATCACCAAAGTAGTGACCGAAGTTAACAAAGCTTTAGAAGACAAAAAGGCCTATCCGAGCATTACAGAAGTGATTGTAATTTCTAAAGACCGAAGCAAAGTAGAACGTATAAAGCGTAACGTTAAAGTATGAATGACTTACAAATATTAGGATTATTGATTGTTGGCGGTGTTTTTGCGATAGGGCTTTTGATATTAGTCATTTATATGTCTTTTGACAAAACACCATCAGGCAACACCACATATAAACCGCCTATAACTTTAAAAAACAAAAAAAGATGAAAAAAACTATTAACGTTATACAGTGTTATGTGAGCGAAGATGAACATTTTTTTTGCTGGAATAAGAAAGGGAAATTAAGTATGCAATGCGATAAGCAATGTAATGTGTGTTTTAGATTCGAACGTAACAATAAAAAAATGCAAATAACTAATGAGCCAAATAAATAAGACACCCGACTTTTTAGGCATGGCAGAACAACTGAAAAGAGATCTGCAAATGGACGCTGAAATACAAGGTATGGATTTTATACATCAAAACTTTATAGATGAAGGATGGCACGGTTCTACGTTTGAAGCTTGGGCACCTCGTAAAGAAAGTACCAGTTACAATCTACTTAGAGTTACCAACTATTTATTTAACAGCATTAATGTAGCGAGTAGCTCTGTAGAGCAAATTGTTTTTGAAGCAGATGCACCTTATGCCGAAATACACAACAGCGGAGGCACGCTAAACATACCAATTACTGAACGCTCACGGAAATTCTTTTGGATGATGTTTAAAGTCACCGGAAAAGAGAAGTGGAAATGGATGGCACTCACAAAAAAAGAACGCTTTAGTGTAAAGATAGACAAACGCCAATTTATGGGTGAGTCCGATATATTTGATAAACAATGGAACGACCATGTGAGTAACGAAATTATAACACGATTTAAACAGCTTTAAAATACCATTTAAACCATGCAAAACTGGAAAGACTTATACCTTGAACATGCTAACATGATTAGCGCAAAAACCGATGCTATAGAGTGGATAGATCTGTGGCATAACCAGGTTAATTTTTTAGAAACCGAACATCCCTTCCCAACACCAGCTGTGTTTTTAAGTTACCGGACATTACAGACTAACGATGTGGGCCAAAAAGTACAAAATGTAAACCTGCAGGTTGATATTTACTTGTTTTATGAAACCTTTGCAGATACCTATAAGGACAGTTTTAACCAAGAAAGTGCCTTAGTATTTATAGATTTAATGGATGAGATAAATAATGTATTTCATGGTTCTGCAGGTGAAAACTTTAGTAGCATGAGACGTACAGGCTTTGCACCTATGGACACTGGTAATGCAGGTAATTTGTACCGTATGAGTTATACCTGTCAGTTAATGGATTACTCAGCTACTAAAGATTATGATGAGCATGAGTTAGATGAGATTAAGATTGAGAAGTCTGAGCAGCCTTATTTATTGGACTAAAAACGGAAAACCCGAATAGCGCATTTGTCTATTCGGGTTTTCATCTATACAGTCTACGTCTCTCTGATAGTTTATATTTTATACTCTATAAAATATTACATCTTCGATGGTTCTGACTTCTCTAAAGAACTTAGAGGCTAGTTTATTTTTAATCCAGTGGTCAGAGAATTTCTGTACACCGTATTCTTTTACATTAATAAGCCGCTCGTGTTCTGAGCGTATTGCTTCGTAAAATTCGTTTGTTCTAGGTTTAACAGCCATAGTACAAAGAAAATAGAAATTTCTTATTTTTCCAAAAGCAGTTTAAATACAAAAAGCCTCAATTAAGAGGCTTTTTAAGTTTACTATAACTTTTCGAGTGCTTTACCGTACTCTTCCATGGTTTTAATAGCCTTAACACTATCCTTTTCTATTACGATAACATGAGTATCATAAAAATACATTTCGGCACCAAACATCTTACTTTTGTTTTTGGGCTCACCAGCTACTTCAATAACTTTTTCTGGTGACATTCCTACTTCTACATTAGATGCAGATTTACCGGAACATGAAAATGCAAATAACAAGGCAATTAATAATAGTTTTTTCATAATTTATTGATTTTTAGAAATTAAACTTACAAAATAATTAAATAGGCTCGTAATGTTTTATATAAACTTTGTTGAGCTGTTGCAAAATATCGGTAGAATAATACTTAGAGAATTCTTGATGCTTTAAACCACCTGTTGCCATTTCATGCATTTGCTGATCTATAAGACCTGCAATTTTTAAGAGTGCCATAGTTTTAGCATCGTTATGAAGTTCTTTATTGGCTTTCTGCGTGGTGCTTTCTGGGTTTAGTTTATTGTCTGTAACCTTAAAGCCAATTGGGTTTCTGTAATTATCCATTAGAGCCTCCTTCCTTATAATATTGGTTACATGTGTTGCACTGCACCAAACGTTGTACTAGGGTATTGCCTTCAAATAGTAATACTGCTTTTTTATTAGCAAATACATCGTGGTTACATGGTAGCTTAGTGCGTATAAACCAATGTTTACTACTTATTGCACTATGTAATTGCGCTGCTTTTGTAAGTGCAGCTTTACTGTGGTAATAATTTGTTGGTTTCATAGTCCTAGTTTTTTAGTGATACTTAAACGAAGGTCTGCGTTTTCTATTTTAGTAACATCTACCATAATATCTAAAAGTCTAGTGGTAGTAAGCCTATTGTGTTTTCTTTTTGGCGGTAATGCAGGAAACCCTTTTTTTTCTTGATTTATAGACGTGCTACCTTTTGAAAGCAATTCTTTAATATGTCTATTGGTCCAAATGGCAAATTTTGGGTGCAACCAACGCGCAAACTCTAAAGCCACATCTTCGTGCATCCAAGTGCCACGATTATTGCCACCATTAATAACCTGTACCATCGGTTTGTTATCTTCAAATAGACCACTAGGCATATCTGCCTCTTGGCTGTCTTTCAATACTTTAATAAATTCATTTGTAGATTGCAATCTTAACCAATCTTTAGGTTGTTTTCCAAACAGCTTTCCCATTTGAGTAGCATTAATCATTACCGAACCTTTTTGGTCTTTAAAATTAATTGTTTTGCCTTCGTAGTTAAATTTAACAGGCGTGAAGTGTTGCTCTTTTTTAGACGGAGCTTGTCTTTCTTTGTTGTCGTACATGATACAAAAATATTAAGTTAATAAAAATGCCCAGAGGTGTACGACAATAAATATTGCGATGCAATAGATATCCGCTTATCCTCACGAATAAGCCCTCTGGGTGTTTTTTTAAATGATTTCAGTTTGAAATGCATCTGGATTAATATTTATTATCGTACAATGCAAATATATAAAATTTATTGATATGATATGCTTTAATAACAGCATAAGGTTAATTATGCCGTTGTGAAGTATTAAAAAACAACTATTTACAACAGTCGCTATAAACTATTGCTCGTGCCTCACAACAGCTTCATAGCTTGGTATTACATACAATGCTAGTAATCATTCCATAATTGACATTCAGATACATCAAAAGACTTAATTGTGTTACCGTTTGCATCGGCTATTATCAAATCAATATTAGAGCTGTAATAACCATTATTTGAACCATAACCAGATACTCTTACTACGTGTCCATTAATTGGCTTTAGTTCAATTCCGTAATCTTCAACTCTATTAAAAAAGTCATCGCTTGTTAAGTCAAATTCCAATTCATCAAAGTCGGTTACATCTAAATCTGCAAAGTCCAAATAATGATGCTCACAACAATCTTGGTCGTGATTTGATAATAGCCTAGTTCCGTCATTAAACACTAGTTCGTCATTCTCTATTTTTACTACTTTTAAATTTTTCATTTTTATTAAATTTTGTTGTTAAAACCCGCACAGTATGTAACAATGTATAAAATTAACCCTGCGGGTCGCTATCGCTTAATCTTATACTCAACGTTACCCTTAATACTAATCTTCGGGCTCTAATTTGATACTTCGGCAAGGAAAACCTCGTGTCCATCTACTCGATCGCATTCCTTCTTTTTTAATCAGTAATTCAAACGTTGGGTGTATAGCTTGCATAGTTTTCATATCCATTATTTGTCCTCTACCAAATCGCCAATCAATAACATCGTATTCTTTAAATGGTAGTTCTTTTTTACTGCTAAATAACCCACCACCTAATTCTTGTTTTGTACCTAATAAAGGTTTTACTTCTATTGGAATTTCCATAATTTTATTTTCGTTTTTTAATTAATATTCGTTTTTAACAACCCGTACTAAGGGTAACAATATGTATAATTCAGGCTTAAATCCGTCCACTTCTACAAAAGCAGTGTTTCAATAACCAAAGTATTTAATATCTATTCCCGATAGTGTTTAACCACGCCCGAAATCATACATTTTGCCGTTACCAACAAGCAATTTAAAGTTTGGCTATTTCCCTTTTGGTGTGGTCTCGCATCATAATAATGCCAGCGCCTTTTTTAGCTACTTCTTTTGCTTGTTCGTCCTTCTTTGCATACATCAGTCTTAAAAATTCTTTTTTGTTTGCTTCAGCCTGTGCTTCATACTCGGCTAATTGTTCTTCTAACATTTGTTTTAACATAGTTTTTTATTTATTTAGGTTCGTGATTAATTGCCAGTTGGTAACACCGCATATATAAAATTGCGGGTTTAGGCTTTATTTTAGGTCGTTGCTCTTTTGTTAGCTTCTGATTTTCCTTCGGAAAATCCTCGCATACAAAACCGCAACTTTGCATATGCATCAACGTTGTAAATAATTAAAACCTAAACCCTAATTTTATAAAGCCAGAGGCTCTTGGGCTTGTGTCTGCGTTTTTACCGTATATTTTAAAGTCTTCTCGGGTTTCGTAGGTTGCCATAAGGCCTATTAACATTGTAGGTGTTATGCTAAAGTCTATACCACCTTCTAAACCTGCTAAAGGGTGTGTGCCTTGTCTGTAGATGAAGCCTAATTTTAAACCTGTGTAAAGTCTGTAGGTGTTAAATTTAGAGTGGTAGTTAAAGCCTAATGGTGTGCCAGAAATTTCGGTATAGCTAACATCATTTAATTCTGGGAATGCAAATACTTGTACTTTAAAGTACATGTACTGCATTTGGTAATCTACTGATGCACCAAGATTAAAACCATCTTTGTATGTGGCATTGGGATCTGTAATTAGTGCTACTGAAAACTTATAGTCTCGGTCTTGTGCTGTAGCAGTATAGGTTAATAGCAGCATGGTGATGATTAAAATGATTACTTTTGATCTGTTGTTAATTTTTAGATTTTTCATAATTCTAATAAAGGTTTAATTATTAATGTATAAACTATTGATCCTGCAGCTACACCAAAAGCAACTGCACTCCAATTTGATGCTTCTATATTCTTTTTACGATTTGAAGCTGTGATACTCTGGTAACTTGAAAAGGCTATTATTATAATAAGTGGAAGATTCATCTTTTAGTGTCTTAATCCGCAGTTACTGCAGAAATAATTATTGTTTTTTTCGTTTACTGGCATTTCTATCTCACACTCAAAACAGTGTAGCATAAAATCGCTTCCATCTGGACAGGTAACACGTTTTATTTTGGGAACAGATCCTTTATTATTAAACCATCTACGGATAACATAACCTCGTAAAATGCTTACTATGGTGAAGTAACATGTGATGATTAAGTTTTTACCAGGACTGCTTGTAAAACCTACTAAAGGAAATATTAAAAAAGTACTGATGTAACTTACTATAAAGCCTACTGCTGTATTGCTTAGTGCTTCTGTGAAGGATTGTTTTTTGGATTGCATTATTTACCTTTTTTTAAAATTCCAAGCATTTGTATTTCTGTTTTTTGCACTGAAACTATTTGACTAACAACACTGCAAATAGCTTGTGCTTGTGGTATATAATCGGGGTCGGTTTTAAGCTTCTTTAAAGTCTCTAATAATGTTGCTTTCACTTCCTTATTTTCTGCAGTAGGCTCATATATCGCTAATTCTTGTTTAGGGATGGCTACTTGATTTTCTGTTAATGGTGCATCTAAAGGTTGATGAAGCTCATTTAAAAAGTCCGGTATTTCTGATATTGAAAAATTGCGAGGTCTATCATTGATAAACACTACTACATTAAAACCTTGAATAATTTTATAATTATTGATTTTAATGTTTTTGCCTTGGTAGCTGAATGTTTTGCCAACAATGTCATCTAATTGGTCTTTAATTTCTGTGTTCATACTGTCTTATTTATTTGGTTAATTTTTCTGTTAATTGCTGCTTTTAAGTGTATTAATTCTTTTAGGTGTTGTGGATAATTATTTAGTGAATTCCGTTTCATTAAATCGGCATCGCTTACACATTCTAAATTGCTGATGTCTAAGTTTTGCGTATTATCATCTTTAAAAACGATATTGTGTTTGGGTGGTATTTTACCATGGTGAGCTTCCCAAACCACTCTTTGCTTTAATTGTAAATGCCTTTTACCTTTAAGCTTTACTAAAACATAGACTCTACCCGAGGTATCTTTTCTTAAAACCTCTGCACCAACTGGTAAAGCATTGTGTGGTTGAGCACCTTTTTTAAATTGTGTTGCTTTGGCTTTTTTAATAGCTGCTGCAGACATGTATTGTTCTTGCCTTAGGCCTTTGTTCATTGGTGCATCACCTGGCTGAAATTGAGAGGCTCTTTTGCGTTGTTCTATGAGGTCTGTTGGTAATTGTAAGTTTAAAGCTTTAAGCCTACCTTCGATACCTGTGTAACTTCTATTAATATGAGATGCCATTGTTTTAATTGGCATGGTTAAATAGTTTTGCTCAATAAATAAATCCTCTTCGGTTGTAAACGTAGTACGACCTGTCATAGCTATAGATCTAAATTTTAAGCTTTGTTTTTTAGATACTTTTAAGCCTTCTTTTTTCATAAAAGTATTTATAGGTGTTACACCTATATTTAGCTCTCTAGCCATAACTCTTCTACTTTTTGTTTTGTAGTTTTTAATGATGAAGGTTTTATGTTCTTGTGTGAGTTTAAAACGTGACATAATTATTGTTTGTTAGTGAATACTAGCATGGTTATCTTCCCAATAGCGTTTGTTGAGATAGCGATGCGGATTTGCTTTTTCTACGTGTTTGCGTTGTAGGTATTTATTGTATGTTGGTATGTATTGGATGGCTGCTTTTTTGTCTTTTATGGACATATTTTTCCAAAACTTCTCGGTGTCTACTTTCTTAATCTTATGGCTATATGCGTTGTAGAACATATCGAAGCTTAGATCTGGCTCACCAATTTCTATTTTAAAATTATTAATGGCTTTCCAGCCTTTTATCTGGTCTTCTTTGTATGGAAATTTACCTAGGATAAAGAGCCACTTTACTTGCTTTGCATCTAGTTCTCCTTCTAGTAGTTTAAACTCAGCTAAAAGACCGTTTAAATGGTATTTAAAAACCCAAACTATATTGGTATTGGTGCCTGTTACGGTGTATGTGGTTAATGCTTGCATGTTATGCTAGTTTTTGATGTAGTTTATCGGCTAAGGTTTTGTGGTAGTGATTTGGCTGTACAATATTGCTAAGTCTTAAATACTCTTCGAGATGGTGGGCTTCATCAAACTCTAATTTTAATTTAAAGGGTTTGGTTGCTTCTCTTTTGGTGAGTTCTTTTTTTGTTAACTTTACTATAACCCTAAATAGTGTGCTTCTACCTGCTTTTACCAGACGTACATTTGGTATATGATGGCTAAAACATTCTGTACCTTGTATAGCTTGCTGAAGCTCCATTAAGGAAATGCTTATTTCTATTTTTGGAATTGGTTTCATAATCTTGATTCTATTTCAATGGTGGTTAATTCTGCTTTGGCATTAACTTGGTAGGGTTCCATTTTTTTAATGGTATCTATGAGCTGGTTAAGCCTAGCGATTTCGTTTATTATGATCAGTGTTTTATATTTTGTTAGTGTCTGAAAGAATAGATATTTAAGGAGGCTAAATCTTGTGGCTACACTTTGGTTATATAATTCTTTATAGGTCATAACTAACATTCTAATCTGCTGCCTAAGACTTCTCCACAGTCTAAGCATTGGGTTTCTATTTTCTCGCAGGTTACTATTGTATCTACTACATAATCTGCTTGGTTAATGTGAGGGCATTTTACTACAGCGTAGTTATCGGACCAGTCTAAGTCTGGATCTGTATCATCGAAACATAGGGTTGATAGTGTTGCAAACACTATGGCTATTACTGCAAAAAAAACAGCAATGATGGTTATGTATGTTAGAACAGTCATTACTTATAAGATTTAGCCACCATTGATTCTAAGCAACTAATAAGCTTACTCGTTTCCGTAGGTGACATCTCTTGCAGTGGTTTTGGTACAGGTGATTTTTTACTTTTTAAAAAACTACTTAGTCTGGCCATATCTGCTATTTCACCAAACTTTGAATCTTGTTTAGACCAGCTTAATTGAATAAGTAGGCTTAATATGTACTTATGCTGTTGGTTGGTAATGCTAAACTTTGCCCAGTTGGTTACTAGCTTTTTTTTGAGCTCATTTGCTTGTGCCATAGAGAGGTCTTTTGCTATTTTACCTTTGCCATTGGTTATGTGTTGCACATGCATGGTCTCGGCATCTTTGCAATAGCCAAATAGCTTGTAGAGGTCTCTACGTTGTTGTGATGTAGATTGTGTCATTTTGCTTTGTTTTTTAATAGTTTATAGCCAATAAGCAGCATGCTTATTACCATTACTGCAGCTTGAATGATTGATAGGTGAAATTGTGACATAGTTTTGGGGTTTAATAGTTAAAAACAGGCTGGTAAAAAATCTCGTTCACTAGTTTTAAAAACCAGCCTGTTGTGTCTTTGTCTGCATTTACGGCTTATGGCTTAGTGCAACCTCCGCTTAATAATTTACTACTCGCTATATATTACCTGTTTAGGCCCTCTAGGACGAGTAGTGGTTACATGCAAACCGCATCAACCGTGACTACGGCTTTTTGTTTTGGTTGCATCCTTGAGGTTATTTGCTATTAATGTGTTTATAGAATGCTTGTCGCTCGTTGGTAGTGAGTTCTATTTTCTCTACCCAGTTGTCGTTCATGTCCTTTTGTACTAGTTTACTATTTACTAGTACTTCGTTGTCTTTGGTTTGTTGGATGTGTATGGTCATAATTAAAGACTTGAAAAATTAAGTGATACATCTTCCCATTTGCCAGCTTCGTTTTTCATGTAAGCTCTACAGTAAAGTGATGTACCTTCTACAATTTGGCATTCGTCTAGCTTATCGAATTCTGCAATTAGATCTTCGTAGCCTAGTTCTCTTACCTGTCTGCGTGCTTTAGCTAGTAGTTTTGGATCGTACTCACCTTTAGATCCTTTAATGAGCAGGCCATCCATGATTTTGTACATGCCTTTGTTTCGGTCTTCAAACTTTGATTTAAAGATGTCTTTAATGGCGTTGATGTGTACTGAAGCTTCGGGTGTAAACTTCATTTTGTCTTGGCGATCTACTGTAATTTTAATGGTCTGTGCTTTGTTGATACGAGAGAAGGTGTTAACCTCTGGTGACTCTTTATCGTTTATAGCATACATGCGGTGGTATAGCTTATTGGCTTCTTTAATAGTGTAGTCTTTTAGTTGTTTTAACTCTGACTTTAACTGTTGAAATTTGCCTACAGTTTGGGTTAAAAAGTGCTCATTATCATCTTCGTATTCTTTGCGCTCCTTTTTTTCTTTTGCTTTTTCGGCAGCTTCAATTTCTTTAAGAGCAGCTTTTAACTCTTCTTTTGTCATTACTGGCTTCTCTTGTGGCTTGTTTTCCATTGCTGTGATTACTGATTTCATTGGTTCTATTGTTTGTTAAATTCGATTACTAATCCGTGTGTTGCTCCTGTTGATTTTATTTGATAGAAGAGTTCGTAATCTTCTGATATTTCTGTTAGTGTTTGGCAATCGTTACCAGATACATTGTGTTTTACAAAAACTTCTGCAGCTTCGATATTACCATCATCATCTATTGTTATAAATGGTCTTATCTCTGGGAATAATGCTTTTAGACTTTCTGATAGGTTATGTGCTATTGTTGACATGGTGTTTTGTTTTGGATTAATAATTTTAGGATCTACAACTTCAATATTCTTGATGCTACACATGGTTAAGGATATTTAGAGTTATCCATTCTGTACCATTAAACTCTTCGAGCTCTCTAAAACTGTTGTATCTTAAATCTGGTCTTTGCCAGTTTTTAGAAATTATTTTGTTGCTTATGTTTAAGATGCGTCCTTGTGGTGTATTACTTACACAGGCATCTGCTGTGCTAAGACCATAGTTTTTTATAATTTCGCGATGTAGCCAGTAGCGTTCTGCTATAGACAACATGTCTATAAGGCTATCGTAAGCTAATATGTTTAGTAAGTGAGTTATGTAGCTGCCTTTAGTCATTGTTAATTAGTTATATTGAGGGTTTCCTATGATGTTAGTTTTTTCGCGTTTTACGACTCTTAATATTGATTTTGGGTACAGGTCTCTAATTTTGATCGTTTCGGCTTTATAAAGGCGTTCCATTTCTCTTTTTGAGGCTACTGAGTTAAAGGGTTCTGCTATTTCTAAAAAGTTTTTTTGAAGCTTTTTATATTCCTTATGCCACCAATTAAATAGCATAGTGTTTGCTATTAATAACTGCAACTCGTTATCGTCTTTACAGTTTAACTCGCACCAAAACATGAAGTGTGCGAACATGATCATTTCTAATTGATGAGAACTGCATTGTAATAGTTCTGTTAATGGATTTTTCATTTTAATTATAGTTTTAAATCGTTCCAGTAATTGTCTGCTCCTTCTTGCCAAATGACATAAGGCGTTGTTAATTTCCCTCTTGAGGCCCGGCTTCGTGAAAATGCTTTGAAACCTTCTACATCTATTTTTATGTCTGCATCGTATTCGATGGTTCTTGCTAATGCACCTGTAGCTTTTTTGCCTTCTACATGGCTATTGATAATGAAAACTTTCTTAGGATTCTCAGCTTGCATAGCCTTGTATTCCTTTAGTGTTATAAATGCATATTGAATAGAATCTATAACAACAAATCGAATACCACGTGAGCGTTGAAGGCGGTCTCTCATGACATCTAAATTTTCGCGATGTAAAAAGTTGACTTGCTTGGCTTGTGCAGTAGTTAGGTTTTGTTCTTTTACTGCTTGTTGCATACTTAGTCTGGCACCTTCCTCTAGGGAATTGTATAGTACTTTTCCGTATTTGGTTAGCTCTGTAACTAGTTGCAGCATAAAGGTTGTTTTTCCGTGTCCAGAAGGACCTTTAAGAAACCATGTGCCACTTTGCTCTGGTCTACCTATTAATTCTCTAAAGCGACCTGTAAGAGGGATTTCAATGAACTTTGTATTAAGCAGCGTATCTACTGATATTGCTTTTTTTAGTTTTGCCAATTTTTGAGGGATTTTATTATTAGGCTGTTTGTTTTAGTTTATATATATCTATATCTCTGCGCACACGCCTCAAATCGTCCTCGCAGTTGTTATAGATGTAAGTGATTTCGTTTTCATCTTCTACACCGTTTGCATTGCAGATGAGGCGTACATCGTTTATTGTTAAATGGTCTAGCTCTATAAACTTGCGGCCTATTCGAGAATAAAACTCTTCATAACCTATGCGCTGCTGGTGGACACCTTTTAGAATTCTTTTTTCAAGTGCTTTTACTCCAGAGATCATAAAGCCACAGTGTCCATTTAGATCGTTATAGAAATCCATAAATAAATCTAGTTGTGGATCTTTTAATTTATCGGCCTGGTCTAGTATTACCATTGGATGTTCTAAGGACATAAGGTGCTTAATGAAGCGGTTTAGCAGCTCTTCGGTTTTACCGTAGCTTTCTTGTCCTGCTGCTATTAACAATGCTTTTAAGTAAGTTTTTTTGGTCCAGCTTGTTTTGCACTGTACATAGATGGTGTTGTTAATGTTTTGTTTCCAGTAGTGTTTAAATGTTTCGCTTTTGCTTTTACCTGCAGTATCTGAAATGGCTACGCTTATGCCTAAGTTGTTTGCTGATTTTAACAGGTGGTTAATAAGTTGGAAATTGTTAATTTCTACAGTTTGCCAATCGAAATCTATGAAGAGGCGTTTTTGTATAATGCGCCACATTTCATTACTAATAAGTTTCCAATTATTGTTAAGAACTTGGCTTATTAAAGCTGTAGATACTTCGAGCATTTTTGCCATGTGTGCTTGGCTTGTTTTGCTGCAAAGTGAGGTAAGCTCGTTAGCTACTAATGTTTTGTTTTTGGTTTTCATAATGGATTAATTAAAGGTTACATTCTGTGATAAAAGGATTCGGCTTCTACATCGCTGCGTTGTTGCTTTGGTAGTTTACCTCCGAATTTTATTTTTAGTTCTTGATCTACTATTAATTGCTCTGGTGTGATGCCAGTTTCTCTTTGTATTTGTTCTATTTGTTTTTTAGCCGCAGCCTCTTCAACTTTACGTACTTCAAAATCTTTTTGCCATTGTTCTTTATCTCCTGGTTGCATTAAGACTGGTACTTGTTGTTGCTTGCGTACAGGTTGTGCATCGGCTACAAATTGCTTATCTCCATCTGGTAGCTTTAGATATAGGCTTACATAATTGTCTAGGTTGTCTGGATCATATTTGACAAAGAATTTTTTGTTTACCCAGCGTTCTCTAAATCTTAGATCTATATCGCCATTAATGTTGTACACTTCGAAGTGGTACTTTTGGTTTGCTATTTGCACTTTTAAGCCATCGGCTTTATAAGTCACTGTGTCTGGTGTGTATACCCAGAATAGATCTATAAGGTCTAAGTAGCTTACCTCTTCTTTCATAAACTGCTCTTCTTGGTACACCTCGTTACGAGACTTATTGTATTTAGGGTGTTTTGCTTCGTTCCATTCTGACACACATAGTTTCCATGCTTTTAATAGCTCTTCTTTGTTTGGTAACTTGTGTTTGTTAGCCATGATAAAGTCCATGTTTGGCTTATTCTTTTCGGTTCTAACTGTTATAGATTGCTTATCACTAAACCAATAACTGTTTATGACCTGCTGTTGTAAGCGGTTAAATATGCCTTCTACAGGAGAACTGTGCTCGTAAGCAGCATGCTTATAGTGTACACCACCTTTTTTAGCTACCATTTTACCGTATAACTCTTGCATACGGTTAGATGTGTGTCCAGACTGACCATCATAAGTAAATAGGTATGGTCTAGATTGTGACTCGTTAAATGCCATTTTAACAGCATTAAAATGATCTATATGGCTTTCTGTTTCAGAGAAGGACCAGCCGATGATCTTTTCTGAATAGACATCTATTACAGGATCTATTTTAAATTTAGCAGCTGCACCAAGTTGGTTGTCGTAGTAATGCATCCAATCTATTTTAGATCCATCAATTGCCCAGTATGCATTAGGGAACCATTGCTCTTTGTCTCTTACTAGTTTATGACCGTATTTATTTTTATACTCATTTGTATCTCTGGCCACTAACCATATTTTCTCTTGAGTAGGCTCGTATAACCATTTGTATATTGCAGATTCGGAAAGCTCTGGCCACCCTTTTATCTCAGCTTCACGGTTATATAAAGAGTGTAATACTGGTACTACTATTTTATTAGGCATTGAGTATTGTGCTAACAACCAATTTGCCACATCTCCTTTTATTTTTTGCGCTGCTTTATTACCTGCATTTTTATGTACTAGAAAATCATAGCTTTCTTCACTATATCCATTTGCTTTTCTATCTAAAGCACGCACATTAGAAGGTAGGTTGTGAGGATATTTTTTAGTTTGGGTGTTTGGGAAACATTCTGTTTTGAGATCATTAATGATTGTAGATAGTTTCTTTTTTAGCTCACCTTTTTTAGACTTACGACGTTGTTGTTTTACTTTAACATCATACTTTTCAATTAGAGAATTGTATAGGTTTAGTATTTCAGCTTCGCAGATATATTGTTCTTGTCGGTTGTTAGGAATACCACGGCCATCTTCATATACGTATGTTTTATAAAAATCAATAGCATCATAATCGGTTGCTAATTGATTGGTGAAGGTTACTCGGTCATTTTGTAAGTAAGGATTTCCGAATGTTCTAATAATTAGATTTTTTAGATCTTCTGGTATTGAAGAGAATTCAATTAAACCTGTACGTCCACGTCCAGCTGTACGGATCTTATTGATCTTACCTCTCTTAACCCAGTTCTGGAAGTTTGTATAACTCACTATTGCTAGGTTGTCATAAAACACCTCTTGGTTTATGCATAGAGTATTTTGATAATTTTCGTACATGGTAATGATTATTGTGCTGGATTAATAGACTCGTATTGTTGAATTATTTCTTTGGCCGCAGCTAGTATCTTTTTAGCTCTCTCATTTTTTGGCTCTGTGTCTGATTTTAGAATTCTTGACACGTAAGAGGAGGAACATTCAAACGTTTTTGCGAGTGCACTTGCATTTACTCGTTTTAATTGGTCTACAGTGAGGGCTATAAATTCTTTTTTGTACATTTGGTTCAATATTTTAAACAAATATAATAGAAAGTTTTCTACATAAGCAAACTTTAATCGAATATTTTCTAAATAATGGATAGAATAGTTTCTAAATTAAAAGATTATTTACTCAGTAATGGCATATCCTCTAGGCAGGCTGAGCTATCTATTGGTGTGAGCAATGGAACGTTATCTAAACCATTCTTAAAGGGTACGAGTATAAAAACCGACACCTTAGAAAAGTTTCTAAATCACTATGTAGATTTTAATCTAATTGAAAATAACAGCTCTAATTTCAACGGTGATTTTGGTCCAAATGCAATAGATGACCGAAAAAGTGATCAGTTGAACGAAAACACTACTGTATATAAATTAAGAACTGACAAAAACTACATTAACCAGACAATACCTCTATATAACATTGAGGCTACAGCTGGTTTAGTAAACTTATTTCAGAACAACAGTGATCAAAGACCTATAGATACTATTAGGATTCCTAATTTACCAAAGTGTGATGGTGCTCTTTACGTAACTGGAGATAGTATGTATCCGTTATTAAAAAGTGGAGACATTGTGGCGTATAAAAAAATAGAAGATTTTCAGAACGATGTATTTTGGGGTGAAATGTACCTGGTATCTGTAGAGGTTGCAGGAGAAGAGTATGTAAGCGTTAAGTATGTGCAGAAATCAGACAAAGGTGATGACTATATCAAATTAGTTTCTCAGAACCAACACCACCAACCAAAAGATATTCTATTAAAAAAAGTAAGAGCTATGGCTCTTATAAAAGCGAGTATCCGCATAAATTCGATGCAATAATTCTAATAAATACATCTTTCACACTTCTTTAAATACATCAACACTACCTTATAATACTGTAAATCAATATATTAAACACATTTCTAAGCTGTTTTTACCTGCATTATACCCATGTCTTAATGTGTTTTTAAGTCTTTTTTAGCTCTTATTATGTTACTATTCACGATGTAAACTACTAAATTTTATTGGTTTTTGACCATCCTATTGACCATCCTATTGACCATCCTATTGATTTTAGCCTGTTTTTTTAGTTCTTATCAAATATTCATTATTGACCTAATTCACCCCTTATATACAGGCATTAAAAAAGCCTTAAATAGTAGTTATAACGCTATTTAAGGCTAGTAATGATACTTATATGTATTATGTATATATTTGCTCAGATATTAATGATAGTACGATGATGGACAAATTATACTTTTGTACATTTTGTTTTTATATACAATAAACTGTTAAAACGCTCAAAGCCCTTTAAAAATCAACCTTTTTTAACCTTTTTATTATTATTGTTTATGTACTATTTGTTTTATCCCCTGTA